TTGGTTTTGCTCCCATTCCAGCAGCAGAACTTGGTTTAAAATGATGTTCCCAACCACTACCAGGATTTTTGAGACTGGTGAGATAAGTATTAAAATCTTGCTCTACTCCACCGTTAAGAACAACTACTTTACCTTCAGCATTTCTTTGTAACTTTCCCTGTAACAATGATAAAGTTTGTTCTGCATTTATAGCCCCAAGATTACTTATAGCTGCTAATGCTTCCTGTTTAGTGTTTGCAGCTTCATTAGAATTTTTTAAATCCTGGATCTGCTGTTTAAGGTTATTTACCTCGTTTTGCATTTCCTGATTTGTTTTGTTTGCCTCTTCCCATAAAGGTTTATACATTCCCTGATCTTCTAATGCCTTATTTCTGTCATCGTAGTATTGACCAATTTTACTTTTGGCATTTTTAAATTTTTGTTCCGCTTCTTCAGCAGCTTTTCTTTGTTGATCTGCTAATGCCTCTGCTTTTGCAGCACGTTCATTTGCTTCCTGTAGCTGTTTAGCTAAGTCATTTACAGGTGGTGCTGCTGGTGGTGTACTAGCTTCTGGTGCAGTAGTTTCTGGTGTTTGCTCAATTACTTTTTCTTCAATCATAATTAACTAGCGGATGTAAATTTTTCTAATTCGGCAATTAAATCTGCCTTAGTATGTCTTTTATCTAATTCAATACCTATAGAACGACCATAAACTTCAAGTTCAGCTTTGGTCATAGTTTTTAAATTGGCAGTAAGAATACCTTGTTCGGGAGCAGTCTCATCAATAGCCAATTCTCCAGGGACTAACTTTTCTGGAGTAGGACATACTGTTACAGGATCGTTACCCATTCTTTCAGATAAGCCAGGTTCTACAAGTTCCCACTTATAAGTTCCATCGGGCTGAAGCACCTTATCTAAGGATTTAGCCATAAAAATATGTATATTTATCTACTATTGTAGCAGACTATTCAGATTTGGCCTCATTTGCACTTGGTAAAACTTCACCTTGAACCAAAATATCTCTAAATTCTTCTCTATCTATTACCTGTTGCTCAAATAATGCGTTTAATGCTGTAATATCTTGTCCAATTAGTCTTTCAATATCAAAATCTCTATTTATTTTTACTTCTGGTGGCTCGATTCCTACATATTCAGCAGAAAAATTAAAGCACTTTTGTAACTTTTGCTCTAACTCCATAGATACCATCGCAAGCATAGAGTTTGTATCAACACGATCTAATCTTCTAGCGTCAGCAGATTCAGCCACAAACTTCTGTTGTGATAGTGTACTAATTCCAAGTGTTGCCATTTGCATTTGCAACTCCTTGATTTCAGCAGATTGAGCATCAAAAGCACTACTAGCTGGCTCTACATAGTAAATTTTATTACCAGGTTGTGTTGCCATTGCATAATTAACAGATATAGCAAGATCTTTGGTCTGATCGTCATAGCCTTCCATTACAAGCATGGGTTGAGATGCAACGTGTAAACTGTGAATCAAATCAGCCTGTCTTTGGAAATGAGCAATATTTAAATATGCAATATCAAGTAAAGGTGGTTTACTTACTAGATTTTCTGTTTTTCCAGAATAAATTGTAACTAAAGGTATTTCTCCTAAAGAAAAATTGCCTGATTCTACTAATTTGTACTCTTGATCTGTAGTGCCAGTGCTAAATTCGCCCATATAAGAATTATCATCAACGTCATACATTGCATCAATCTCATCTTTCTTACGAAAAACTCTATAACTACCAGGTTCTATAACTCTTACTTGGTCGTAAACCTTTTCGCCAAAGTCTCCATCAGGTAAAACAGCTTTTTCTGCGATCCTTGCCTGAATAAGGTTTCCATAGTTTGATTCTCTATCTAGTCTCCAGCCTAAAAGATTTGTAGGGTCTACTTCAATCCAGTAAGGTCTACGATTCTGTTGTCTCTCTTCTGCAAGACTTAGTGCTCCAGAAGGTGCAGGATAATCTACAAGAATGTGACTTTGACCATAAGTAAGAGAACACATCAATATTCTTCTTGCATATTCGTCTAAATCTGAACCGCAACCATCAACATCCATCTTAAAGTTTTCAGTCCAGTATGGATCGCCTGTTAATGTTATTGGTTTTCTTAATACAAGACCTGTAGCTGCTCTTATTAATCTTTGTGTAAATGGACTAAATACAGCACGATTTACTCTTGCCATGTAAGCCGTGTAATCTTCTCTTGGCTCTAGTGGTAAAAATGCTTCACTGTTTTCCCTAAGATATTCTGTTCCCTCAGTAACAGCTTTCATTATTTCCCAACCTTTCATCATATCTAGGACAGCCCTCGTGCGAGTAAAAGGACTGTCTATATTTCCAATATTTGTGGAAGTTTGTACTTTTGTTCTATAGTCTCCAGGGATTGAATAAGTCATTAGTTAACACCTCCACCTTTTTAATGCTAATGCTTTTCTAGTTGGTCTGCCTTTGCTATCCTTCATTGGACCTTTGACCCCTTTCATGCGAGCACAAAAGGATTTTCTTCTCGCTGCTCTTTTACCCGTAGGGTTTTTTTCAGTAACAGGTGCTTGTAAATTACTTCCTGTAGCACGATTATACTTAGCTCTTCCTTTCGCAGTCAGTCCTCCCTTTTTAGACTTTTCGCCTCTTCCTACAGATAAACTAACTCCTCTGCGTTTAGCCATTATTTGCCTACCTTTTTCATCGTCAGCTTATGGGCTTCGGTAAAAGTTTTACCCTTTAACATTAGTTTTTTCATTTCTTCCATGTGCTTTCTAGTATGAGTGCCCTTTTTCTTATGCCTAGCTAAAGCATCTTCCTGTCTTTGAGTTAGCATTTTCATTTTTTCTTCCTCTTTTTCTTGGAAGGCATTAGACAGCAGAAGTAATATCACCAGTAGTTTGGAAACTTACTGATACAGTTGAGACATCTCCAACAGTTGAGCTATATGAAGTTCCTGTAATAATTCCGTTAAAACTTAATTTTTTACTTCCTGATGTATCTAAGAAAAGATTAAATGAAGCATCGCCAGCATCTTCAGCAGTTAATATGTCTGTAATAATTTCAGCAGTATCATCTCCGCTTGTAGCTGTATAAAGAAGATCTACTGTTCCTGTAGCTGTTATTAAACTTCCTACATACTTTCTTGATGTATCTCCATGAGCAGTGCACTCAAGAGTATCTTTAACAACATCTAATGTCCAGGAAGTTGTAGAAGCTACAGCCCCTGTTGATCCAGTTCCGTTATCAAATGCAACAGAGCCTTCTTCACCACGAAAAAATGCCATGATTTACTAAAAAATTTTACTTATACGACTATATTACCTTGAAACTGCGTTTTTCACAGTTATTTTTTCTTTTTAGTTGATTTTTTTGTACTTTTTTTCTTCTTTCCTTTGCGAACAGAAGCTACATACCCTTTACATCTGGCTAAAGCGTGATTTGATGCCATTTTTAGCTCCTTTTTTTAGCTTTTTTACGTCTATGTTGATATGTTATCTTCTTACTGCTTGTTTTGGCACGTTTAAATCTTGCTTTTTCACTTGCTGACATTTCTCCAGCAGTCTTAGGTGTCTTACTTGATACACGTTTGCTTGGTCTACAAGCTGGATAGCCTCTTTTTTCACCTTTTTGACGGCCACAGGGTTTTCCTGTTTTTACATCAACCCATTTTTCCTTAAACCAGCGTTTAAGACCACTATGCCTAGCCACGTTTTTTCCTCGTAGTCTTTTTTCTGCTCTTACTATATCCAGAAGCAGTCCTTTTTTTGCCGTCTGGTCCTTTTACATCTCCTTTACATACTTTTACAGCATAAGCATTTGCATAAGCAGAAGGGTAAACCTTGAACTTACGCTTGGCTGCTGCTTTACCTCTGGCACATAATTTGCCCATTATCTACAACCACAACCACATCTTTTCTTCCCGCCCTTCTTTTTCTTCTTCTTTTTCTTAGTTGTGGAATGGTACATGATAAGAATTAGGTAGTTCTTAGTATATTCTAAACGAAGTTTGGCCTAATGTCTCTGGCTTCGCTAAATTAAATTGCTGTAGACAAAGATAACCAAAAGCATCAAAAGCATGATCTACTCCCAAGTTTTTATTTGGTAAACCTGTATTTGGGGCATAAGTAAGAGTTCTAAGTGCTTTTATTAATTCTTTACAACGAGGATGTATTAATGTTCTTCGTTCTCCATTTGCATCATACAAAGCTGTATTTATAGAAGTTATCTTATCTCTAATTTTCCAAGGAGATTTTGGACTCATAACTGTAAATCCACTTCTCCTAAGAATATTGTGATCCGTAACTCCGACTCCACTCGTTTTTCTCGCACTACCAGTAGGGTCAGGACACGCAATAATTCGCCTATCTACCCCATACCTCCTGATAACCTCCTCCGCAAAATCCCATGTGGTAGCTCCTCCCGTCAACATGATCTCATCAAATACATAAAGACAGTCGTTATGCTTAACCGCACAAATCCCTGCCATAGGATCAACGTTAAAATCTAAACCCAAAATTAAAGGTAACATTTGTAAATCCTGGACTTCGCTGCTGATATTTTCGTCACTGAAACTGACAGCCACCAATCCCGTAAGATTCTCGAAACTTGCCTCAAATTCCTGCTTAAATGTTCTGCTATCTAGTTGGGCCTTCGCAGCCTCCACTTCCTCTGCTGGAACATTGCCCCCATCTATTGTGGTAAAACTCCACCTTTTCCAATCTCCCGTAGGATCTTCTGGAACGTAACACCATAAATCGTAAAACCAGCTTGCCGTGCCATCGGGTGTTGATATGAAAAGAGCCCACCCTTGTTTATCTGCTAATGCTGGTCTTATAACTTGAAACCAGACATCGGAATCCATAAATGCTGCCTCATCAAGTACTACTCCAGCTAAACTTCGACCTCTTAACGTGGCTGCGTTTTCTGTTCCTTTCAATTCAATAAGTGAGCCATTTATTAGTTCAATCTTTAAATCTGTTTCGTTTTTGCTTTTTATCCATGAAATTGGTACTAACTTTTTCAACTCCTTCCAGGCAATGTCTTTTGCCATACGATATGTGGGAGCACAATAAAAATATGTCTCGCCTGGTCGTTTGATCGCTGCGTTTACAAGTTCAATACAAGATAAATAAGATTTTCCAAATCTTCTGCCAGCCACCAGTACTCTAAATCTTTCTTTTGCATTGAACACCTCCCCCTGGGCCCAACGCAATGTTAAGTTTTCTCGTGTTTTTACACTCATGTAGTACAAAATAACCCTAATTTTAATTTATTTTGTAGTTTTTATCGACTAATTTGCTATTTTAAGGTTATTATTCAATTAATAACATAAGTTTCAGTCCGTGACAGAAGCAATCCTACAGAATTTTGACGATAGATCCGTTCCAAAGAAAAGAAATCCAGGGAGATCCCCTGATATGGTTATAGAACAGAGAAGACAAAGGTTATACAAAAGACAGTTGGAGGGGCTTACCACAAGACATTTGGTTTTAGAACATTCTGCTAAAGAAGGGGTTTGTGTGAAAACTGCATGGAACGATTGGAAAGAGGTTAGTAAGTGGAATGATGAGGACTGGCAAAAGGATAGAGAAAATATGATCGCTAGACTGCAAGCCATGAGAGTTAGACTTTTTGATAAGGCTGTTAAGAAAGGCCAGTTCCAAACTGCTGCTCAGATATTAGATTCATTAGGTAAAGTAGTAGGGGAGAGTGTAGAAACTGTAAACATAAATGCTCCAGAACTAGCTATACGAATAGAAGGTCAAAAAGATAGTTGACACTATTGTAGTATTGTACTATAATAAATAGTGTAGAGAGAAATAATTTTTAGATTTATCAGAAGGTTCAGGGCTCTATCACATTTGCTGTCAGCATTTGCAACACCACCCCCACCCCACCCAATAGGTAGGAGATCGGGAACCGGTGGGAGATCGGGACCGGGAACCACCCCACAACAATAATTTTTTTTTATTCATAATTTTTTCTTACATCACATTGTCTTTTTTCTCCCTGGGTACTCTCTCCAATATCACTTGCCACAATTACAATTAGAAAAAAGTCTTTTACAATAGCAACAGAAAGAAAAGAAAAAACCCAGACAATAATAATTAATTTCTAATAATAATTTTTGACATAAAAAAAAATCCTATCTTTTACAATAGGATTAATAATAATTTTTTAATTTTGTTTTTTAGATTCCTACAAAACTAACTATTCCTAGTGTTGTAAAATCTTTGTCCTGAGTTTCTAATTCATATTCATCTAAATTAGTTTGATATTCATTTAGAAACTCCTCTGCAATATCCCATTCTAATAATCCATCTTCTGTTGTAAAATCTAATAGCCCCATTACATAATCATTAGATTCGTAATAGAATTTAAAAATTAATTCTGTTAGATCATAACCAACATTAGAAAAATCTAAATCAGAAATAACAAGAGATGGGAAAAAATAATTAATAAGAAAAGAAATAAACTTAGTCATAATTAATTATTTTGTAAATAAACAGAATATGAAGATAAAACAGAATCTATTTTTTCTGTTTTGTTTTGTAAATTTTCTTTGATGTTAGTTGCGAGATGTTGCCCAACACTTGCAAAGAAAGAAAGAGAAAGAAGATAAATAATTAATACTTTCATGATTTTATTGGGAGATGGTAAGTAATTTTGTCTCCCGTTACTATTTATTATAGTCAATAAAATTCTACTAGTGTTACACATTAGTATAACTGTAACAATACTTAATATTTAATTTTTATCTTTTATCTATTTATTTTGTTTTCTAAATTCATCATAACTAATTAAAAATTCATCTTTTTTTCTTAACCAACTTCTCATATTATCGCTATGTTTTGGATTATCTTTTATCAATTCCATAACACTATAATTTGTATGTTTATAACCTTCACTCTCATCAAATAATTTTACAAAATTATCTAATTCTTTTTTCAAATTATTAATTTGGTCTACTCGATATTGTATATCATAAGAACTAGATTTTATTTTCTCCCATTTTTCTAACTCTTTAATATTACTAGCAAAACATCTTACATTTAAATTATGGATAATATCATAATTTATTTTTTCAGATTTTAATAATGTTTCTGTTTTTCTTTCTTTCGCACTTTCTGAAATAATAACATCACAAGTGTATTCATCAATATTGAAATTATTTGATTTATGACTATAACAATAAATTTTATTTTTATCAAAAATATCATTTGGTTTTTTATGATAAGCTCTAATTCCATATTCTTCATATGGTAAAACTTTATCAATATCATTATTTATTTTTTCTAAAATATTCTTATTTAATATCTTATTATTATTTTTATGTAGACTATTAATAATTGATTTTTGTAATTCAATTATAACTTTGTAAAATTCTACATGATAACTAGAGATCATTAAAACATCAATATTTTTTAAATATTTTTGTTTTTTCTGTTCCTGGATAAAATCCGCGTATGGTGAAGAAATAGGATTAGACATAATTTTTTTCTGTGGGAATTGAAAAATTTTTTTCCCTTGACTAAAATATTACATTAGATATTGTTTATTGTCAACATTATCTTATCAATTATCTTGTAAATTCTAAAATTATACTTGATATTTGACTTGTCTAACCTTATTAATTTTAATAATGAAGTTAGAATAAAAAATAGTTCATTTGTACTAAATGTAATAGAGATTTTATGACTATTACTGAATTTATTGAGGATTTTTACCACTTTTTAACAAAATAAAATTAAGAACACCTTTAAATTATCGTACTATCTATTAAAGGGCAATTATGAAAATGAAAATTTTTTATTGACAATTCTAAAATTTCTCTTGTATTATAGTAATGGTAATAGTAATTTCATCTAACCAAAATGAGAAAAACTGAGAATCTCTCACCTCAAGTACTGATTATTGGATCAGGAACTATGTGTGAAGATGATTGTAGAATCCATGAAAATTGGATCACTAGATACAACATCTTTAATAAAGTGCGCTTTGATTGTGCTATTAAAAAAGGTAAAAAATGTGATCTAATCGTATTTAAAGCGGTAGATCATTCAGGAACCAGAACTGTTTATGAATGTCACATAAACAATAAATTTGTATCAATGCCTTTAAACATCTTTAATGATCTAGGCATATATATATGGAATAATTATTTTAGACCAGAAACTCAAGATACAAAAATTCATTTATTCTTATCTCAATCCGATCCAGGATTAGGAATAATTCTACCCCAGGATAATATTGATAATGGAATGTCTTATAGACAAGTCAATCCAATAAAAAGGATATATGAACTTGAAAGAAGAAAAGAAGAGAATGTAAAACTAAATAATAATGATTTATTTGGTGAAAATATATTGGGGTATTCAATATGAATTTTTCAATAAAAGAAACAAAGATAAGGTTGCCTATATATTGGGCATCTTATCTTGCTAATGGTGATGGATCAGGATTAGAAGAAAATGAAGAAACAATTATTCATGAAACACTTGAATGGGCTGATTTATCATTATCTGACCATCAATGTGTAGATGTATTAGATGATTCTAGTTTTGAATATTCCTACATTCCAGGATTATTAGCTGGTGATTATTGCACATATATATTTATCAATAGACCAACAGTTAAAAGAAAAAATGAAACTAATTAATGAAGTCTTAAAAGACACTACTGAACAGGGACATACTCTTGATATATATATCAAAGAAGCACCTCATTCAGATACAACTATCCAGGAATGGGTAGATAACAAAACACATTTATATGTTGTTGTTTTTCATTTTACTAACGTAAAAAATCCCTATTATGCTCATTCCTACTATATAGATACTGTTATTAATTCCAATAATAAAGGATTATGCCTAAATGGTAGTAGATGGGATTATGAAAGTATTAGTGAAGAAACTTATGAAAGAGTTAAAAACTTTCTTAGGAAATTTGTATTAACTAACCAGTTAAATATAGAAAATTCCAAAATTAAATATATAGATGAGAGTTACATATATAGCTATGGGGGTAAATGGATTAAAAATGGATAGAAAAGAAGCGATTGATTTAGCTTTACGTTTATTTCGTAAGGATTTAGATAAAAATGATGTTGTAAAAACATTAATTGAATCTAACATTCCAGAATCTACCGCATACAGATATGCCAAAAAAGCACTAGATCAGTATGAATGGGAAGAAGATAAACCTGAAGATAAAACAGTAAAAAATTTAGAGCTAAATGCCCTCAATACCATATATCGGTCTATGAAATGGGCGGAAACTAACAACGAACCAGAATTGGCAGTTAAATATGCCAACCTATATATCACTAACAAAAAGAGGTTAAAAAAGTGAAACAGAACCAAATTAATTTGTACTCTTTATTAGAGTCTCACGAAAAAGAACATATATGCGAAATAGTTGGAGAAGCTATTGCTCGCACTTATGGTACTGACCAAATAAACAATTTTGTTTGGGATTTATTAGGAGAAAAAGTAGATGACTGACTCTTTTTTACATAACCATCAATCAGCACTTGATAGTCAAAGAGAAGAAGCTGCAATTAACTGGAGATTTCCCGAACCAGATAATGACGATATATATGAAAGACTTTATGAAGAAGAAGTCCAGGAATCTCTTGATAGATTAAAAAAATTAGGCTTTAAGGATATTAAAGAATCTGATTTAGATACAGAATCTATTGAAGAAGCAGTTAGAAAAAAGTTTGACGAATTACCCGAACCAGGAGATTATGATGACTGATTATTTTTTTAAACTACTTACCTATGTTAAACATAAAGAACAAGGTATAGAAGGATTAGTTATTAATCCCAATAATAGTAAATGTTCTCACGTTACTATTTATGATCCAAATTGTCCTAATGATGATGACTTTCCAGAAGAATCTTATGGTTCTGGAAGTGCCTTAACATTTAACAGTAGTGAATTGGAAGAAATTAAAAATCCATCTTCCCAATTAGTAGAGCAATGTAAAAATGTTGTCAGGTTATTTTAAACAACAGCTAATTCTTTTATTTGTTCCTGGAACTTCATACAGCGTTCCATAAAACATATTTCACTAGACCTCAACGAAAGACTATCCATTAGTTTTAGTTGGGGTTTTCCACTTCTCCTAGCAATACATACTAAAGCCTGGTTACATTCAATACCAGTAAGTTTTCTTAGTGCATAGTTATACGCACCAAGTTGGTGACAATAGTTCAGTAACATTTCATCACTTCTTACTTCTTTAGAGGTTTTCCAATCACATATCGTTAACTTTCCGTCAATATCTATTAAAGCG